TCGATCTTTGTAGTGGTAATGTTTTTAATAATGTAGAAGTATCATTAAAAATAGAAGTAAATTTAGTAGTTGGTTTAGCTATATTTAAAGCTGCTCTAGTTTCAGCACCAATAGTACCAAGTTTTCCAACACCACGAGTAACCATTGCTTGAACTAACATGTCAGCCATTACTCCAGAAGTTTGAACAGCAGCACCTTGAGTACTAAATATAAAGTCTGAAGATCCATATTTAGAACCTTCAACTATTTTATCATACGCATCTTTATTAAATATGTCTGTTACTCTTATTTTATTTTCTTTGTCGTATATTTCTCCTTTGGAATCTACAATATATTGTTTACCTTGATAATTAGTTACTTGACCAGAAACATAACTAACATCTCTAGTGTCAGGTCTTACTAATTGATTTTCTTCGTTAAGCATTCTAATACCTTCAGCAGTATCTTTCATTCCTAATGATTCATAAGCACTAGCACTTAATTGACTTACTCTATCAGATACAGCATTCCAACCTTGTTTAAGCATTTTTTCAGGAGTTTCCCAAGAAAAGAAATCAGTACCACCACTTATTGATTCATCATATATTCTTTTATTCTCTATATCTCTATCTTTCAACTTCTGTGTTAGTATAGGATAGTTTTTTTCAATGTATTTAGATACACCTTGAGTATAAAATAATTCATTTTGTTTTATTTCTTTATCTTTTCTAACACCTTGAATTACTTCTATTTCTTGATTAAGATCTTGTTTGGTTATATCTCTACGCTTCATGTCTTCCATATACATGTTAAGCATTTTGTTTTGTTGGATTTCTTTACCTAAATTAGCATCATATCCATTCCAATCACCTGAAGATTCACCAAATAAACCATTATCTAATTTATTAAGATAATCTAATTTATATCCCTTTTTATTTAAATAACCTTCAAAATCATTTACATTAATTCCTAAATTTTCTAATTCTTTTGTATTATAATTGTTTTTTACAAAGTCATCTTGTTCATTTTCTGGGTTTATACTTGAATAGTATAAATAAGGATGCTCAAGATTAGAATCAGTTTCTTCTATCTTTTTTCTTATATTTTGAACATCTTCAATACTTGTTACACGTTCTACAGAATCTTTTTTTAAATCGTAAGTATCTTCAATACTTTTAGTTTTTTCAACTTTTTGTATTCCTTTTACTCTATCTCTAAAGTTTTTATCTACAGTTGGATTTAGTGTTTTCTTTAAACTGTTGTAATCTTTATTGTAACTCTCTTGAGCATCAATAGGACTTCCATATAAATTATTAACGTCTACTCTAGACTTAGGTTGAGCAGAAGGTGGAGGAACTAATCCTCTCTTCTGCATTGTTTCTAAATCATTTTCCTCTGGTAATCTAAGTTTTTGAGAACCCAAGAAACCAGTTGTTGAACTGGATCCCGTAACGTTTTTCTGTGCTTGATTGTTCTTCGGCGCTACGTCCGCACTCTTCGCAACGCCTTTTGTCTTTTTTGCACCTGGATTGTTTATTAAAAACTTTAATCTATCTTTTTGTGAATAACCTGATAAATCTACTTGTGATCCGTCCGATAAAATATATATTTCTTCCATGTGTTATATTTAATTATTTTTTCTTGCTCTTGCTCTATTAATATATGCTTCTTCTGATTCTCCTTTTTTAGGTGGATTATTTGTCATCCAATCTTCTAATCTAGCATCTTTTAGTTTGTTTTGTAACGCTTTTCTTTCTCCAGTATTAGCAGTATAATTTAAAGCTAACTTAATTCTATCGGTAGCACTATTAAAATTATAGTTTTTAACAGCTTTATAACTACCTTCTCCTTCTTTAGAATAAATATAACTGTCTCCGTATATCTTTTTAACCATATCTTTTACAGTACCTTTTACTTTACCTTTAGCAATAGCTTCAGACATGGTAAGTTTAGTGTCAAAGTTACCAACAATATAAGGAGAATTACCATATTGTTTTTCTAAATCTTCTCTAGTTATAAATCTATCTACTTTACCTGATAAATCATTTAAAGTGCTAACTAAACCAGTTCTAGTTCTATATGCTGTTTTACCATCAGCTTTTTCACCTGGTTGAGGTGTGTAACCATTAATTAAATTATCATAATATTCATTTAAATAAGTAGGTTCTTGTTCTTCTTTGTCTGACTTACCTCCACTAACACTTTCTTTACCTTTAATACTAATATTAGGATCTGGTGCCCAGTATACTTGTTTACCATTAACAGTAGAACTTTCAAGCTCTCTAGTCATTTTACCCCAAGCATGATCTGTTAACATTTGAGTTAACGCTTCTTTTTGAGCTGCTGGATCTGTTATAGTGGCAAAATTTTTATCATAAAATTCTGGACCTTTCTTTAAAGTATAATTAATATATGTTCTTAGTGTTGCGGGTTTACTACCAGCAGCAGATATTAATCCAGTAGCTGTTACTTCTGCTTTTTTCTTTATTTCTTTTTTTATAGCATCCTCTTGAAGCATTCTACCATCTTTTATCTGATATACGTCTCCACCACCTTTAGCATCTGAATTTCCTTTACTATTTAAATCAAACGTATAATGCGTTTGAGATAGTAAACCAGGTATAATGTCTTTACCTTTTTCGTCAAAAACAGTTTCTTTTGCTTGTTTTATGAATGTGTCATCACTTTCAACACTTAATAAAAAACCGTTATTAGCATCTTGATCTGCGGTATTAAACACTTTAGAATTTATAGGTATACTGAATGCACTTCCATCTTTTCTTTTTCCTGAAACATTTAATAAAACACTATCACCATTTCGTTGTACGTCTATTTTAGTGTCAGTATAATCTTTATCCATACCTCCTAAAACTTCTAATACAGCCGTATTATCTAATATTTCTTTAGCATCTTTACCATTTACAACATTACCACCAATTTCACCTACTTTTATAGCCGGTGTATTTAATCTCCATGTTGCTACTTGACCAGCTAATACTTTAGCAAATTGACCTGTGTTTGTCATAAGAGCATCGGCATCTCTAATAGATTGCAGGTACTCTTGTCTTTTTGCTGGGTTTGTTTCGTTTAATAATCTTATTCTGTTATCAGCAGCAGTAGTTATAGCTTCTTGAACTATACCATATACTTGGTTATCTACTTCGCTATTAGTGTTTTTTTGTTTTACAGACCAGTCAGATAATTTATCATTATAAGCAAGATCTACTTCGTATTTTCTTTCTTGTAATCTCTTTAATGTTAATTCTTGTTGTTGCTCTTCTTGACGTTTTCTATCTGCTCTAGTATTCATTCCTTGTACAAACGCATTAGAAGCTTCTAATATACCTTTAGAATAATCAGTACCTTTGCTAAAGTCGATTATTGGAGGATTGTCATAATATCCCATAATTATAGTTGTTTAAATTCTACGTCAATTAAAGAATAATTTACCATGTCATAACCATCTTCATGTTTTATAACTGCAATACTTGGAACTTCGTCTGATAATACACCTTGCCAAACTCCATTTCCAAATTTATTGTCTATATACTCAAAAGAATATATATTTATTCCACTAGGTGAAATACCTAATTTGTTTATGTTTTTCTTAATTTTCTTATCTGAAGCACCAATAGCTGCTCCAGCTATATTACCAATTGCTCCAATACCAGAAGATATAGCTCCAGCTTGAGCTTGTTGAGCGCCAGCTTTATTAGCACCTGCTTGTGCTTGTTGTCCTGACAATCTATTTAATTTTGAAATATCTCTAGATTCTTGTTCTCCATATTTGAATTTAATACCTTCAGCTTCTGAAAGTTGCATTCTTTGAGCTTCTTGGAATTTAGCATTTTGAACTCTTTTTTGTTCCTCTGTTTGTCTGTTTTGAAGTTCTGCCGCACCTTGAGCTTTTAATTTTTCATTTTGAGCTTCTTGTTGTTCAATACTAGCAGATACACTTTTCTTACTTTGTAACGCAGCTTGTGCTAAAGCTGTTGCACCACCAGCGCTTGCACCAGTAGCTCTTAATGTATCTAATGTGTTAGCTAAAGATATATCAGCTTGTTCCGCTTGAAATTCAGCGGCTTGAGTTGCTACACCTAAATTAGCATAAGCATTAGACATGTTTCCACTAAGGTCTTTAGCTATATCGCTAAGATCTCTAAAATTTGCATAAGGATTTGGAATTGCTTGTCTATTAGCTTCTAAATCAGCTATCTCCCAAGCTTTTCTCTCTTCCTCGTTTGCAAAACCTTTTGCGGCCATTTTAGATTGATGTGAAGAAACAAGAGATCCACCTACCACTACCGCCGCCGCCACGCATGCTGTTACTACTGCCATATTGTTATATTTTTTTTGAAATTTCATACGAAGGATCATCGTCTATCGTATACCCTAATCTTTTATGTGCATTTAATACACTTTTGTTTTTACCGACACTAAATATCATTTCAGCACCAGTATTTTTAGCGATAGATTCTAATGAACTTATTAGTAATTCTAATGCTTCTTTTTTGTTTTCGTTTCTATAGTTTTTATCAGATATTATCCATTCCAACCAAGCAATCTTTGAGTTTGTTAAGTATAGAAAACCAGCTATTATAGGTTGTTCTTCACTTTCAACTATTAAACCACCTATACCGTTCATTGGAAGCATCTCTTTAGGTGGATATGTTTTCCATTCTTCCCATGATGACCACCAACCAACTAATGTTTCCCAATCTGATTCTCTTAATTCTCTTGCTTTTAATTCCATTTGATTTTATTTAATTATTAACGACTTGACATTACATATTCAGAACCTGCGCTCCATAGTTTTTTAGGACCTCCAAAATTTGTTATAGTGTCCGTTGATAAAGTTACAGTAGCATATTTACCTTTTATACCAGAAATATCATTGCCCCATATAACTTCCCCATTGGTCGATGTACTATTGTTAACTAAGTTTGCATAATACTTATTTTCTTTTCTATCAAATCCATATCTATAAATAGGTGGCGTTAATGCAGATGGATAAGTATTACCAAGTTCATCATAAGCACCTCCTAAATAACTAGGTATTAAAGCAACTGTATCATTGCTTGTTAACCAGTTACTACTTGCATTCCATCCAGGCAATCCAAATTGATCATTAAAGTCGTATTGCTGAGCATCGGATATAAAGCTATCTAATTGCCAACCATTATCGCCTTCATAATTTATTGTTTTATAGTTTTTAGATATTCCAGAATTTTCATTAAATACAAAAGTAATACTAGACTTATTATCTATCCCGTAAAAACTATTATTATTTACATTATTACTATATTGTTTCCATAACGCACCATTTTTAACAGTATATACGCTATTCTTTAAACTAATTATTTGAGAAGGATCATAACTGAAAAAACTCGTAAATCCATTACAAGACTCATCAAAAGCTAGAGTATAATAATTTTTATCTGGATTAGTAAATGAACGTTGTAATGATAATACATATTGTTTATTATGTATATCCCATCCGCCAATTACTAAACCATTACCAAATTGAGCGGAATCTATATTTACAAATTCATCTCTAAAAAAGTCAATCATCCCATAACCGGATACTTCTGTTATGCCGTCTTGAGACAATCTTAATACGGCACCTCTAAATCTATCCGTAAAGTATTTTCTATAGCCATAAACAGCAAAACTTTGAGGATCCTTGCTTATGCCATAGTTTCCAGCATATTGTTGAATCTGGCCAATTACAGCAGCTCCAGATGTTGTCATAGCTTCTCCTTCAGCAGAATAAACCGCGTCTTTATCAATCAATGCTCTACTGACCTTATTTTCTTGGAATATTATTAAGTTAGTATCCTCTGCATATAGTTTTTGTATTGATCCATTTGCTGGATCAGAACTTTTACTTATATCTTCACCTACTGAGAATTCATTTGTTTGGTTTATACCAGTTCTTGAGTTGTATATTCCTGAATAAATCATTGAACTATTCCTGAAATTAGCTGTATTGTCTTCGTCTACTATATAAGCTCTTACTCCAAGATTAGTACTTGTATTATTATATCCACCCTGTATTCTTGCTTCTTCTACAAACCAATTGTTTATATTTGGATTTGGAGAAGTAATAGCAGCTCCTCTAGGGTATCCCCCTATAGGTTGTGGAATTCCTCTTGATCCATCCCAAACAGACGAAGCTGTCCAAATATTACTATCAAGAGTATTTTTTAATAAAAAAGTGTTAAAGTATTTAACTTCTATTTCTGCTGCCATGTTTTATATTTTTAATTATTTATTAAATAGGAGCTAAAATATTCATAATATAAATAGTTGATAGTCCTCCAGCATCCGTTAATTGTAACGTTACAGTATAATCAAAAGCAAACCCGGGATAACTACCGTTAAAAGATACATATCCTCTTTTTGATGGATTATTTGCTACTGAATTAGAAACAACAAATCTTCCTGGATCAAACTCATTGTAAACATTGTCGTATATACTAAGTATAGTCCATTGTTGATCCCAAAGTCTTTTGCCCCCAAATTCATTAGACCCATTCCAACCTTCAAAATCATGAACATTTACATCTGTTGGGTAATAATTATTACTTGGTTGCCCAGAAATTATAGTAGGTGGTTCATTGATTAATGTTCCAGTAACGGTAACATCAGTTTCAGTTCCTCCAGCGTTAACGGTAAATCTAAATCTATAAGAATCCTCTATTGCAGAGTTAAATCCATAATAAAAATAAGAAGCGGTTTTTAAATAAAAAGTATCATAAGGTAATATTCCGTCTAAAAATTCAGGAGGCGGAGTACTACCAGCCGGTATTCTTATTACTTGAAAATCATTAGATCTTGGTGTATTTAATAAATTTGTTACCAGCATAGCGGATACCGAAGCAGTGGTTATAATTACGTCCGCATTGTCTTTAAATGCAAATCTAGTAGAACATATTTGATTGTTTGTCATAGCCTCACTCAATGTAAGCGCATAACCCGTGGTTCCAGTAGCCCCGTTTGAGCCTAATAATATAGCTGTATTCAATTCACTTATTAAACCAACTGTAGATGTTTCCCAATATATATCTAATAGGGATTGATCACCTTCGGTTTCTAATACAGCTAAAGATATAACTTCTGTTGCTGTAAAATCATTATTAGGAGCCGTTATAGTTCCCACTCCGTAAATTGCCGGGGTAGATAATCTAGCTATTAAAGGATTTGAATTAATTTCGTATAATGCTTGGAAAGGATATGTTGGAGTATCTTGAGTTACATTAAATAAAGAATCCGTTGTAGCTATTGTATCCGCAAATATAAAAGTATTTGCAGGGAAGTATTGCGCGTTCGAATTTAACGAACTAAATGCGTTATATACTAAATTATTTTCTACTCTACCAAAAAGACGTACACTACTTCTAAATTGCAATTGAACCGGACCTACTTCTTTTAAATCTCTAGGTACTTTATTTATATTATCATTTAATAATACCGCGTGAGAGGTTTTCCCAATGCCCCTTTGAAAAGGTTCAACTGGATAACCCGCTAAAACACCAGGCAAATATACATTATAGTAATCCTGTTCTACTTGTTTTACTACTATCTTGTAAGAGTACCATCCTAATGGATTATAGTTTGGGGAAGTTTTATCTCCATTATATAGACCAGGCCAACCGGTTGCTGGGTTTGGAATATCGCTTGGTATGATTGAATTGAATAAAATCTTTAGTGAATAACCAGGAAAATATAAAGCATTTCCAGCATTACCTATTGTGTTCACTTGATCTATTGTTCTATAAGGGACAAACAAAGAAGCAGCTACAAAGTTTTGACCACCGCTAGTATTCCCTGTAGTAGAATTTGATAATATAACACCTGATTGTCTACCAAAAAGATCTTGTAATATTATTCCTACTTGATAAGTTCTATTTTGTTTTAAACTATGATTTGGATATTCTATGATACTAGTCCTATTAGTATTTACTATTAAAGAAGGGTTGAAATCAGACTTTTGGGAATACCTAACATTGTAATTTAAATATTGAGGATATGTTGCTTTATCTTGATAATTACCATATACAATTCTATTACTTATTACCTCTTGAGCCAATGCTTTTATAGGCACCTTATCATATACTCTGACTAATTCTCTTTCAGGAAGAGTTTTAAACGGCTTTTTAGAATCATAAGTATATTCGTATATATTAGAACTAGGCGAAGCCGCTGCTATTTTTTCAACAGGTATAGTGTCAACTACTGATACTGCTAATTCAGATGCTTCTTTATAAAGAATATCTATTTCTGTAATTTTATATTTAGATCTTAAATCGGCTCCAATAGAAGGTAAACGCAAACGTAATAATATTTTATTAACTTTGTTTTGCATGAATTCAACTATGGTGCTTTTATAAGTTGCTTCTTGATCATTTTCTATCCATTTAGGAGGAACTGTAAAGAAACTAAAGTCTGTTCTATTTGGTATTACACCAACAGCGGTGGATTTGCTCATTGTTAAAAACGGAGGATTCCATTCAACAACATAAGTTTCAGCAGGCACTATTCCTGCTATTGAACAGGTTATTAATTGCCCAGGCAAAGGCACTATTAAATTATCTTCAAATTTAATTACATACCCAGCTGGTACAGTAAGAGTACCTTGTTCAGTATCTGTTCTTTTTATTCCATTTAAAATAGAAAGTTCTGGATTCTTTTTTCTTCCAAAATAGCCATCTTGTTTTGGTATAAAAGCTGATTGTGTAAATGGAGCATATATAGAATATTCGCCATCATCAAATTTAAACCTATAGCTAAATTTAACAAATTTATCTTCTAAAAAATTAGCATCTCCTATAAAGTTTGCATCGTAATATGGATTGCCATTGAATTTTAATATAGTAGTATTTGTTGCTGTTATAGCTGTGCTTAGTACAACAGTATTTGTAGTGGGATTAAAGCTAACCACAAAAGGGTTCCCGGCAATAGGAGTACCATCTCCCAATGTAACTCTTTGACGAGGCAATGGCCTAACTTCAGTGATTGGAGATGTTGTATCAGAGGAAGGAGGAGCTGTTGATGTATACGAAGTAGCGGCTAATACAATTGTTGTATTTGGAACGGTAACATTTGCATTTGATCTAGCTGAACACCCTACAAATGGCAGGTATTCACTAACAACGTCATACATAGTAGTTTCGTATGCTCCACCGGCTCCCTCAGCTGTACTAACCTTATACATTTCAATTGGAATATATGGATTAAGTTTTGCTACAGATATTTGTTCTTCAGTTGTATAATAACCAGGTTGTTGTTGAGCTGTTACAATATTAATCTTTCGAGGTTGATTTCTATTGTCTGTCCAAAATAATAATTCTTCCAATAAGTTTACACCTATTACCGGATTTGTTATAGAGAAATTAAGGAATGCTCCTTCAACAAGTTTAGTAATAGCACCGGTTAAATCATTATACATATATATATAATTTTCCGCGGTATTGCTATAAGACGGGGCTCCTTCTGGTTGATTGTAATCTGTTAAAAAGAATATTATAATATTGCTTTTTTCATCAACATAGGTACCGATACATTGCAAGTTATTGTTATCAGTTATAACTCTAAAGTCAAGAGCTAATTCGTTCCCTAGTGAGGTTTGTAAATCACCAACACTGGAACCTTCTGATTTATTTATTTGTAAATTTAAAGCGTTTCTATACTCTCCAGGAGGAATTATTCTAGGATCTACATCCTTATTCATTTTAGATCCTAGAAAATTATTTTTAACTTCAGCCATTTAATTTTAGTGTTTAATCCATTTAGATTGACCTCTTAATACTTGAGTGATTTCCTCTAACTTGATATTAGATAATCTTATCTTTGTGTTTCTTAATTTAGCAGTTTTTTCTTGCTTAAGTCTTTGTACTAAATATTCTGGTTGATTTGACCGAGATGCAATTATACCATGCAATATATAAGCATACATTGCTTCCTCTGCCATTTTAGGTACTCTAGAGTCTAAATCATAAGCAAGACCGTCAGATACATATTCTAATACTATTAATTTATGTACAAGATCGCTACTAAAAGATATTTTACCCTCTCTTTCGTTTATTGTAAAGTACCCATTAATATTAGCATATTGAGGGTCCAATCCATATCTTCTGCCATACCAAGCGCTTTGTACCCACATGTTGCCATTATACCAATCGCCAACAAAATTACCCGCATCAAAAACAAGCGGAACATCGCTATGAGTTTTCCATCTTTGTTCAGTTAAAGAGTCCCCTTCAATATTATCACTAAAGTTGTCCTGAATTGGTACACCTCTATTATCTTGTATAGGATTTTCGTAAGGGCTTATTGTTAAATTATTTGTAGGATATATAATATGTTTTACACCACCTTCGTCTATCCATGACATGCGAACATAGTTAACATAATCTTGAGGTATAACAATACTTAAGCTTGGTGGCACATTTAACTCTTGAGACTTAATGCTTTTTAAAGTATCATAACTAAATTCTTGCATACTACGTTTAGCGTGGAAAATTACATCCGTTCTTTTTACAGAAGGTATTAATTTCTCAGGACCAACGTACGCGCTCATAAAGTTATTTATAACGTCATTTAAAGCAATATAAGAATATCCTCCGTAGTTTTGTTCTACTACGTTTCCATAAGCATCCTTATCGCCATAATTACCGCCATCTAATATTTTTAATTGGACAACTACATAGTAATTATCAGGAATTGCCGTTGTAGTAGTTATAGTATTGCCTTCAACAGTAAAACCAGGTGTTCCAGAAAGTCCTTGTGGATATTCTAAAAATGTACCTGGGTAACCAAATTGGCTAGTATATAGTTTAAAATTGTTTAATGGATAATTAACATCTAATTCATCCCAGGCATTTGCGCCTCCAGATATTAAATCAGTATTAAATGTAGTAGTAAAAGAACTTTGGCCAAGTGCGTTATTAACTTGAAAACCTTGCGCTCCTTCGTAGTATTGTCTATTTGTTTCGGTTATTAAACCGCCGTTAGGTGTTGGCATGTCTTATTAGCTTTTTGAATTAACTTCTTCTGATTGTGCTTTTTGAGATGCTGCTTGTACAATTTCAGGATCACGAATTATAACACCTGCATAACCAAGTATTTTTATTATAATATTTGTTTTTTCTGTAGGATCCAGTTCAAATTGTACTGAACTTGCTGAATCATATATATAAGGACCGGTAGTCCAAGCAACTCCTCCTAAACCTTTATAACCCCAAACTATATCATTTGGTTTTCTAACATAACTACAAGATATATCATTTGCTCCAGTTATTGTTTTAGGAGATATATATATTTTAGGTATAGAAGTATTGCTACCGGAAGTACCAGTGGTTGCATTTTCGTATAAATAAATTGGGAAAGCTGTAGTTGGTTTTGTTAATGTAGATAAATTTAAATATAATAGATCATTTTTTTGAACTCTTTCTACTTCAATTTCGTCTTTATATATAACTGTTCCAATACGATGCGTATTAGCTGGTGGCGCATAATAAGGTATGCCCCCAATCGGAGTTATGTAAGTGCAATTGCCAAATGTTTTAAATATAGCTATTTTATTATCTATATTCTTTTGTCTATTAGCGTATTCTGCGTCAGTTTGAGGGACTCTAAGTTGTTGGTTTAAATCCTCAAAATATGTTTCAAATATTTCTTGTTGAACTTGACTACCTATCTTATTAAATTCTTCAGGAGTAATATATCCCCTTTGCTCTTTATTGAGTATTAATAAGACTGTTCTATAAACTGTATTCACATTTACTGCCATATCGTATATTTATTATAGTATTAAGGCGATAACTGAGAGCTACCGCCTATACATACTAATATTACATGTTATTTTAATTTTTTCTCTATAGACTTGAAGACTAAAATACCTTCATCTGTCTTAAAGAACGCCGCCATTGCTGAGTATGGATTTTCATCAAATGGAACGGTCATTAATTTTCTATCATTTTCACCCCATAAGAATGTTCTTTGGTCGTGTGATAATTTTATAATGTTTGACTCAGTAGCTCTAATAGCTAAATTTCTAAGTTGCACATTATCGTCATTTGCTAATTCTAAGAACAAACTAGGATTTCTTCTAGCAAATAGTACTAAATCTCTTTTTATCTCCTTAGAACTCATCTTATTGACTCTAGAACCAACTTCTACACGTACAATTGCTTCTGCATCGTCAATATCCATTTGAAAAGCTAAATTCATTGCGTCAGCTTCTAATTCTAAGTAATCTAAATCATCTTCAGCTTCAAAAGCAGGATCAAATTCTGTATATTTAGAACCTAAACCAGGGTGATATATAGATAATAGTTTTTGTAGGTTTTGTTTTTCTTTTGGAACATTTAAAATACCTTCTTCAAAGATGATATGTCCTAATGTCACTTGTCCTTTTTGTTGACTAACTAAAGGTGAATTTTGATTTGTTGCATATCTTAATTCTTCTTGTTGACCTGTTTCTTTGTCAAACCAAATTAACGGGTATCTACCAGTATGTTTACCTTGTAAGGTATATGTTATTGGAGAATGACTGTCCGCTATGATATACGTTCTGTCTTTTATTTCCCAAACAGGTTTAGAATCTTTTTTTGCATCTTTTTTTTCATCAACTACTTGAGTAGGTTCGTTAACTTCTATTTCATTAACCATATCAACGTCTTTCGTAATAGTCTGTGATTTTGCACTCTGCGGTGCGATTTGTTTTTTAATTGGTGTTGCCATAATATAATATAATTTAATAAATTTTTAAAAGGTAATAATTACCCCCGTCAGTTCAACGAGGGTAATATTACCATATTTTTACACTGATGCAGTGAACAATACGAAATTGTTAGCAGCTTGTGTAACTAAACATCTTTCAGATAAGAAGTGTACCTGCATTGCATCAAGATCAGAAGTGTAAGCACCTCCAACAGATCCAGTGATCCAGTTTTTCATTCTTCTATCATCAGCTTGGTTAGCTCTATAACGAACGTGTAAGAAAGGTCTACGGATGTTAGTACCTAATTGTTGATCGTATACAGTAGATGTTCCAGCAGGGATAAGGATACCATCGATAGATGTATTAGCCATACCACCACGAGTAGATGCATCGTTTAAGTATTTCCAGTCAGTTTTGTAGAAATCGTAAGATCCACGACGGAAACCAGAGAAACCTAAATTTAATGCCATTTGCTCAGAGTTTTCGAATAAACCGTAAGCAACACCACCAGCAGCACCTGCTGATAAAGAAGCCAACATATCATCAAAGTCAAGAGAAGTAACTCTATTCAAGAAGAACATGTTTTCTTCAATAGCTCCTTGAGTATCTAAGTTTTTCAAGATTGAATCGAAGTCAGATAAACCTGCAGCAGCAGTAAAGTTGTTTACAACATTACCTCTTTCTTTCACAGCAGAGAAAAGACCTTGAGTTCCTTTTAATCCATTAGCACTTGCTAAAGTAGAACCACCAGAAACTAATTCACCTTCAATTACAGACATTTCTAAGTAATCTTCAAAACGTAATCTTGTTTCAGATTCAGCTTTTAAGTACCATAAATATCCTCCAGTACCATCTTCAGTTGCAACTTCAACCCAACCGATTTGAGCAGTGTCAGAACCAGAGATTTGGTATCTTTCTTTGATGATAATAGGTGAGTTACTATATTGAGTGAATGAAGGAACTACAGAGTTTAATGTAGCATCAGTTGTTCCTTTTTTGAACTCAGAACCGTAAACAAAGATCTTAAGATCTGTTGCTCCAGCAAAGTTAACTACGTTACCAGAACCTGTAGTCAAATCTAATTGAGTATAAGGTTTAACAGTAATAACAGCAGGGTTAGTAGCACCACCTTGAGGAGTACTATCAGCGTTTGCTGGAGTTGCAGTAGAAGCAGTAACATAAACTTTAAGTTCTTTTCCTGTAGAAGAACTCATAACTACTAAAGTTTGTCCAACAGAGATAACGTTGTTTACAAAATTAGCACCAGTTCCACCAGTTACGAAAGTTAAAGTTGTTGCAGAAGCACATGATACATCTTTGTAAGCAATGTGTAATCTGTTTTGTTCAGACCAAACTACCTGGTCAGAAGACATAGGCATTTCAGCTCCTACCATACGTAAGAAACCAGATAAAGTTCTGTTTCCATAACGCTCTACTTCAGCTTCGTAGATTTCAGGTAAATATTGTTGCGCGAAGTCATTACCACTTCCATTTGTGAAGTTTAAGTAATTTGATTCTAACGCTTGTTGTTTTTGAGACGGTTTAATTGTCCCAAACTGTGGAATCACATTTGACATAATCGTTAATTTTAATTGTTAAATTTTTTTGTTTGTATTCTTAATTTAGAAGAATCAAAACCACTGATAGATTTAACTTTTAAACCATTAATAAAAACCTCTCCGCCTGTTTGACGTGGTTGATTTTGACTAGGATTTCTAGAGTTGTTAATAACCTCTTTAACCGCGTCAGCTTTTCCTTGTTCGTAAAAGTGTTGTGCAATTTTATCAGAGTTCATAGCAGTGTAAAGAGCTTTGTGATAATTTACAGAATCATTAACGTTTCCATCTTTGTCAAGGAACTTCCCTACGAAATTACTAATGTCTGATTGTTTTTCTGCAACTTGTTCATTGTTTTGTACATTATATCTAAATCTTTTATCACCAACATTATATTCAAAACCTTTGAACTCGTTGTTAAATAAATTTTTAGTTTGTTGTTTAAACAATTCATGTCGCGTTTTCTGCTCTTCTTCATTCTTCTTGTATCTGTTGAAAAAGTCAAAAGCGTCTTGTTGTTCTTTAGATACACCCGGTCTCAACTTGATCTCGTCGTAGTATTGATTCTTAATAGACTCTAATTCGTTTTTAGCTCTTACAACTTCCTCTTTAAAAGCGAGTTTCTTTTTTCTAATATCTCGCTCTTCATCTATATCCTCATCATAAGCAAAATTATCCTCCATTAAAAATTGGATTTCTTCTGCGTCTAAATGAGGTTTAGTTCTTTTATAATATTCTTTTAGTAGTGTTTTTTCATCAACATTAGAATAATCTGTATTTAATCTAACATAATCTTCTACAGTTCCACCTGTTTCTTCCATGAAAGTAACTAGTTTTTCTATGTTTTCAGGTAATGGTTTTCCAGTGTTGATTTGTTCTTGAACATGTTTTTCTACTTCCTTTTCAATAACTACAACTTCTTTTTTTATTTCTTCACCGGTGATTTCTTCAATAACATTTTCAAAGGTCCCTTCGTTTCCTTCAACCACTCCTTGCAATTCCATTTTGGATTCTTCTGTGCGTAACACGCTTTCATCTGTGCTTTGTTCTTGAACGGCATTTTCTTCGGTGTTTGGTATTACAACTTTTGTTATTTCTTGTTCTACAACTGGTGTAGAAAAGTCTACCTTTGTAACTTTATCTTCTTTAGTTAAGTTTCTAGGTTTTCTTGGTTTTTGGATTTTAAAGTCTCCTTCTTGTTTTACAATTTCTGACATAATATAATATAATTAAATAGTTATTTTTTTTTATAATCCTAAGTCTTGCATACCAGTAAACTGTGCTGATTCAAAACTTTGAGGTAATGCGTTTGTTTTTCTTTGTTGAACTAACTCAGACGCTTGAGTGGCTTGTATTCTTGTTCTCTCATCTTTTCTATCTTCTGCTATTTGCAAATTTTGATTTTGAGTTTGAGATTTTAATTGTTCTATCTGCATGTTATACTGAAACTGTTGTTCTGATAACTGTAGTTTTAATTGCATCTCAGTTTGCAACTCTTGCATTTTAAATTGAGATTTTGCTCTTTCTATGTTTATAGTTTCTTGCGTTAATGCTTGTTGTTTTTGAACTTCAAACAACGCTGCTTTCTCTGCGGTCTGTTGATTTGCTTGAGCTTGCGCTTGAATGTTTTGCATTTGAGCAGCTTGAGCAGCTTTTTGTTTCTTAGACTTTCTTAATTTAAGTAACTGATTAGCTAATTTTAAATTCTTAACCTGTCTAATATCTATAGCATCATCTAAATCTATAGTACCACTTTGTAATGAAACTTGAATGTTTTGTTCTAACATTGCTTTTTCTTCTTCATCTGGTTCTAATTCTAAATAGATACCAAAGTCATAAAGATTTAAATCTTTTATTTCTCTTAAAGTAGTAACATTATAAGTAGTAATACTTTGTTCTAATGATTTTGCTGTTAATGGATAATCTAAACAATCAGCAATTCTAAGAGCAATATTTTCACATACCCTAAGTGTCAAATAAAGACTAGCTTGTAATATGTGTTTTGTAGCGGTATTTGATGCATTAGCAGCCATTTTCTGTAAACCAACTAAAGTATCTTTATCTACCATACTTCCGTCTCTTGCCTCGTTTAATCCCGTAACATCTCTTATCATTTGTAAATAATACTGATAAGTTTGTATAAGTGACGCAATTTTTGCCTGACCAGAAGATCCGTTTAATTCCTGAATTGGAACTTTACCAGCATTCATTCCACCATCTTGTGTTAATGATCTACCAATAATACTACCAGTTTGAAAGTACATATTTAATGCTTCTGCTGGATTATAATTAGTACCGTTACCTAAATCAACTTCTGCTAAACCATCAATATCTACAAACACACCATCAGGTACCATTCTAGATAATACTTGTTGTAGTTTTAAATGTGTTAACTGAATTATATCTGCAAATCCTGTAATTTTATTTACAGTAGAATCAATTCTACCTTTGTAGATTCTAGGAGCACATATAACATAGTTCATCTCAACTTTAGTAGTATCTGCAAAAGGTCTTGACATGTTTTCAGATAACTTCCACTCTAACATAGTATTAGTACCAAGAATTTTAGCTCCTGTATATAATACTTCTATTGTTCTTGAAACTCTTTCAAAATTGTCGTTTGGCGGAGGATTAAATTCATCTGTTTTTTCAATAGCTTTTTCAAGTCCATTCTCACCATATTTTATTTTAAATACTTGGTTCATATATGTCTTATATTCAAAATATAATACTTGAACTGTATTTTCATCGTAGTTACCCCAACCAGTAATATATTGTCTATTACCTGGCATTTGTTGTATCTTATATAATTCTTCCTCTGATAAATTAGGAAACTGTTTCTTTAATTCAGAAATAGTAATTGCTTTAACTTCTCCAACATAATATATATCTTCAAAGTTTGGATCTTCTGTATATGAATAAACTAAATAAGCAGGATCTACATATTCAGTTGTAATTCCTTCACTAGTATTAAAGTTTGTTTTAACACAACCTATACCTAGTACAGTTAAATCATAGTTTAATCTTCTACGAGTTAAATCCCATTTATTAGCAGCTAATACATTATTAATAGCTTCTTCTTCAGCTATCTCTATTGATTGTTTGTAAGATAACTGCATGTGTAGATCTAGTTCTTCTTTAGTCTCAGGTAATTCATCTTGAGGTAAAGGAGAAGCAGCAAAGTCTTTTCCTGTAACTTGATTAGCTTTATTAAGCAAGTCTTGAGAATACATATCTCTTAAAATTGCTTGAGCGTAGGAAGTTCTTGCTTTTAAAGACTCAGGATCTTGAGCATAAGCTTTAATATCATAAGTCTTTTGTGACATACCGTTAACAACTATATCTACAAATTTAGATATAATAGGTACAGGTTTCCAGTCTATGTTAAGATAAGATAAATCACCATTAGTTGCTAATTCATCTTTATATTTTTGTACTGATTGTTCTCCTCTGGCATATAATCTTAATTGGTGAAAATTATTCCAATTAGTTAAATATCTATTACCAGTAGTTCTGCCTTGATCAAACCACTCTTGTTCTATAGCGCGAGATACTTGCAATCCGTATTCTTCGGAAGCTTTCACCGCATCAGGTACTACCTGACTAGGAAACGCACTATTTGTATTTGTGTATATATTCATTTACTTATGTATTTTTGATAAAGAACCTGTATTATCGTATTTTTTAATTCCTAAATTATGAATCTGTCTAAAGATTGGCGCTGACGGAGTGTATTTGTTTTTATTACAAGCCATTATAGCTAAACCAGAACTGATAGAAGCATCATATTTAGTTCTATCATTTATATTAAACCTTGCCCAATCATTTAAAGTTCTGTTAAAGTACATACCTCCATATCCTTCTTCTGTCATTCCAACATAACTTTCTATGTAAGATTCTATAGCAGCAGCATGCGCTTGTTTTATATCTTCACTTGAGTTTGGTATTCCACCAATATCTCTTTCTGTTATAGATAACTTATTCCAAACTTTATCAGGTCTATTCATAGAGTAACCTCTATAACCTCTTCTTTTAAAATGAAATAACAATCTAGGTTTATTATTCTCAGCAAGTATAGGCATTCCGTAAAAAACGCAAGCCATTAAAACTTCTTCAAAAAATATCTCAGCAGTTTGTGGTCTTGCAATATATTCTAAAAAGAATTGATTTGCAGGTACTTCTTCCATAGAGAATTTAGTAAGTCCACTTAAAGCTCCGTTAGATCCTTTACCATCTACTGTTCCTGATATATCATAAGGGTCACATCCAAAAGCACCGCAATGCTCGTTACCTGGATATTTAATACCATTTTTAATTACAATGTGGTTTTGTAAATGTAAAGGTGGAATCCATGAAACTAAAAATCTACCATCTTTATTTGGATAGAATATAACTCTAGTATCTTGTATACCATTTTCCCATTGAAAACTTCCACGTGTTATTATGCTTGTATTTCTTAAATCTTCGTTATAATCTATCTGTTCATATATTCTAGTTAGATTAAATAAAGATTGTTTTGTTTCATCTCTAAAAGCATGTTGTTCTGTTCTTGGAAACTGACGATAGTATTCATTTAAACCATCTTGATCAGATTTTAAACCATCAACCTCATTTTGCCAATGTTCTATAACTCCGTATTCAATCCAATTACCGTCTACACCTTTAATTGCCTTTTCTGGAGTATCGAATACAGGTAACCCATAAGTATCAATGAATCCCTCGTAGGACCATTCCATAGGTATAAACAAACTATATAATCCTGAACTAGTTTGTCCGTTACGGTTTCTTTTTGTAACATCAGAATTGTAATAAAGAGTTTTAAAATTATCTCCTCCTTTGTCTAAAGCATTTGATGTTGAACCCATCATACACTTACCAATAATCCTACTACCTAGTCTTAAAGTAGTTTTTGTAACACGCCAGTTATTTAGTATGTTATCAGGTCTTTCCCATTTTCCACTTTCATCATGTACTAATAGTTTTAACTTTTCACCATCATAACTGTTATCTCCAGTATTCTTCCAGTCAATAGTAGTATCTAAACCTTCCATATCTATTGCTAGATCGTTCATGTCTAGTTTTCTTCTAGTTAATTTAGAAGCAGGAACTCTATATGCTAATTCTGTTTTAGGTCTATCCATACCATCTTGGATAGGTTTAAAAAAGAAAGGATAGTTAATTGATATTGGTACAACCTTATCTGTAAACATCTTTTTAGCATCTGCTCCAGATTTAGATAATATACCAAATCTTGAATCGCTAGATATTGTAGCTAAGTTTACTAATTCAGCAGATGACATAAATGAAAATCCAGAACGTCTATTTTTTAAATAACACATTCCGTAACATCTAGTATCTGCCTTACATGCTTCCCAGAAAATAAAGAACAATCTATTTGATTCTCTAAAATCAGGCGCTCCAACATCTATCTTACTCCATTGAAGATACATGTAATGTGTACCTGTTATATAAGTTGGTTTACCATTATTGTAAAAGAATAAACCTTCTTCTCTATATTTAAACTCGTTATCTATGTAATCATACCAACGATCTTTAAAAACATCCGCTTGTTTATTCCAATCAAATGTACTTTTAATTTTACCTATTTCTTTTGGGAAATCCATTTGCTCCCAATATTGCTCTTCTTTAGTACTAGACCTTGAATAAGCATTTTCTACTAGTGGTAATGCTATTTTTAGGTTTTGGATTTCAAGTATTTCACCAATCTTTCCAGTCTTACTAATAACAACCACATCATGATCTTTATCATATCCATATTTCCATTTTTTAAGACGGTTGTTTTGTTTTATAATACTAGACTTTATATAATCTGGTACTATTTTGTATAGTGATTGTTCGTACATTACTTAGATCTCCCTTCTGCAAATCCTTTAAATACCTTAGTCTCTATTTCCTTATCACCTTCTTTTAGTAATTTTTCCTCTTCTTCTATTCTATTTAGAATTTCAAAAGCATCAAATATGGCTAATTTTTTTGTTGCAGCAGCATTTTTAAGTCTATCCGCAGATATATCATCACCACTGTCAACTATTTTTTCTTGAGCTACCTTAATTAATTCCTCAACTGCTTTGTGTCCAGCTAGGATTATATTCTGCTTCGTCTCCTTTATATTCATATTTAATTACAATATCATTAGATTTCATACAATAAAGTCTTTGTCCTTCAATAACAAAGTCAAATTCCCCGAATGGGGTATATCCAACAAGGTCTCCCTCGTTTATTTTAAGCGCTTCTAACGAACTATTTCCGTATTTTAATATACCAATAAGGTTTTGTTCTTTATCAAGCTTTAAACTGTCATTATTTTTAAGCGGTTTTATAAAGCATCTGTCACCAAACGCCTTCCACCTGTCATCATTTTTATATAAATAAATTTGATCTATATCACAGAAATAAAGATTATCCATAAAGAATGCTCTACTGTTTTTCTGTTTACCTCTTATATCATAAAATCTTCTAAAAACATTATGATGTATAACTACTAAATCACCAACTTTAATGTCAGTAGAATAAGCTAGCGGAATCGAAACGACCTCCGCTAAGTTATTCACAGATTTAAAACTTTCTATTTTAGTATTTATTATAAGATCTTTACCGTCTATTTTTACTTTATTATTGTATCTTTCGCCTACTGGCTTTACAATAAAACTAAATACACTTGTCATTAGTATTCTAGATCATATTCTATAGAAATTGCCATGTTGGAATTAAATGTTTTCCAAGGCATTACTTCATCTCCTTTTTTTATATATATACTATATGAAGAATCTTTATTGTCTAACTTTATATAAGTTATTTCATGACCTCCATATACTTGTTGTCCAATAGAATAATGCATTGCTTCATTCTTATAATCAATCCCTATGCTTATCTTTCTAATAATGTGATCCATTACTTAGTAATTTCTTCCGGTGTTTCTTCAATTAAAGTATAAGATCCATCTTCCAAATTAATATTAATTGCTCCGTATTCTTCTTGCAATTCATTTTTAAATTCTTCTGAAACTTTATTTACTTCAGCCACTTGGTGTAATAAACTATGCTTTTGTGATTCTAGCAATCCAATATTTGTTAAAATAGTTGCTAAATCTTTTTGATGTTTTACAATTGTATTTAATTGCTCTTCTTTAATCTTAGTTGTTGTTTCCATTTTATTTGATTTAATTATTAATTGTTATTATGATAATGTTAAAAGGTATTTTAATTTTGCTGTTTCGCCAGATAATGACTGAGCAAGATTAGAGATGTCTCCAAACTTACATGAATCTCCATAAGATTCTAAATCTTTAGAGAATTTCATTACTTCATCTGCTATTTTCATAGAATCTGCTTTTGGATCAATAGCATCAATCTTTAAAGACTGAATTCTCTTTCCAGTATAACCCATTAATTTTTCAACTACATCATCTTTAAAATCTTGTAGATATTCATAGAATTTTCCTGTAGCTGTATGTTCTGCAAAACTTCTAGTTTCCCAGTGTATCATATGAATCTGCTCGTGGAAATAAGCTAATTTACCTGCA